CTAGTGCTAACTTCGTTACTGCAACTGGTAACTTTGGTAATGCTCAATTGAAGGTTAATGTTCTACATCAATCTGCTACTGTTGTTCTTCGTAATAACACTCAAATCAATAAGTCTATTGATTGGTATGAATGTTCATCAAAAGATGATCAAGATGCTACTGCTTTGGAGGATTGGACTAATGCGTTGGCCAATACTGCAACTGTTGAAAACCTCAAAACTGCTACTGTTAATACCTGGGGTAATGCTCCTGGTTCTTGCTCTTTCTTTACGCACAACTGGCGCTACAAGAAAACGTCTATTGTTCTCGCTCCTGGTCAAGAGACTAAAATCTTCATGAAAGGTCCTACTGGTGTGTATGATTTCACTAAATTGCCTGCTACTCTTACCAACTTCTCTCGAGGTGGTAAAGGCGTTCAATGTTTCTATGTTATTAGAAATCCCGAAATCGATGTGAGATCTGATGCTGGGTCTACTATGGGTCATGGTGCTTATGCTGTCGACACTGGCCCATATCACGGAATTACTTGTGATCTTAAAGTTGTAATAGTTACTCAGGCTCCTGAATTAACTGATGATAATCGACGATTCACTAACTTTGCCCATTTGCCTTATGATCAAAGTCAAATGATTGCTGTAGGTTCTGCTGTTTCTAGGATTGATGTTATTAATCCTGCTGAGCTTGAAAATGCTGCTCATTAGGCTAGTTTTATAATAAAAGTAGCGAAACGACTGTTAAGGAGTGCTGCAAGTTTCTTGAAAAGAAAAAAAAATACTACGCATGAGCTTAGTCCAATAGGTCTGAAAAGATTGAGAGGGAGGGGACTGGGGCCCCCCCTCTGCGTCTCCATAAACATCTCGGATGTCAGTAAGTAAGGTACCGCCACATTTATGTGGCGCCAGTATTACCTTACTTACTGCGATTCTTATTCTCGCTCAAAAAAAGAATCTTCCAAAATTCGAACTAGACCCTGTAAAAATTCCTTATTTTCGAAAAATAAAGAATCCTTATTTTATTTAATTTGACGCACAGACGCCAAAAAGTATAAAAGGAGTAGAGGAATCATGATAAACACGCCCTCTTAAGGTACTTTTTTTATGGCTGATCCGTCTCAATGTCAACGACTCGCCGGCAAGGAATTTTCTGGATACTCACCATCCCCTATGAAAACTGGCATGTCCCCTCCGTCCTCCCCCTGCAGCTTAACTGGATCCGAGGTCAGCATGAAATCGGAGAAAATGGATATCATCACTGGCAGCTCTGTTGTGCCTTCCGATCAAAAGCATCTTTGCGCGTCGTCAAAAGTCTGTTTGGAATCACCGCTCATGCCGAACTCACCAAGTCCGATGCCGCGTCTAGCTATGTCTGGAAAGAATCGACCAGGGTCGAAGGCTCGCAATTCGAACTTGGGATCAAGCCTGTCAACCCGTCTGCGAGTACTGACTGGGAGACCATATGGGAACACGCAACCTGTGGAGATCTGCTCGCCATTCCTGCCCACATACGCGTTCGTAGTTACCGGGTACTACGCTCAATTGCGGCCGACTATGACTCTCCTCAAGGATACGTGCGGAGTGCAATCGTGTATTGGGGTCCAACTGGCACTGGGAAATCACGCCGAGCTTGGGACGAAGGAGGGCTGGCAGCTTATTGTAAAGATCCCAGGACTAAATTCTGGTGCGGTTACAAGGGTGAGAAAAACGTTGTTTTCGATGAATTTCGAGGAGGAATCGACGTTGCCCACATACTCAGGTGGCTTGACCGTTATCCGGTCCGTGTGGAAGTTAAAGGAGGGTCACGACCTTTAGCTGCTGAAAAGTTCTGGTTCACTTCTAATCTTGAACCCTCCCTGTGGTATCCCGAAATCGACTACGAAACTTTTCAAGCTTTAGAACGTAGACTTGAAATAATAAAACTTGACTAAAAATAAAGTTAAAATTCAATGGGCGCATATGGTTTAGTTCGAAGACAAATAAAGGCAAATCCACGAAATCTTGGTGTCGGTGCTTTGCTTTCTGGCGGTGCAATGTATGGGGGTGGTAATCAATTGGATGATTACTTTCGATTGGGGGTTCAAGCCGCCAATAAAATTGGTTCCGCCTTTAAAAGATATAAAAATAGAGCTAATAGTTCCCGGAGATCCGGAACTATTAGTTCTTCTGGTAAACGTAAACGTTCTTCTGGAAGCTCCTCTACAAGAGGGGGTTATAAGAAGGGAAAAATGCTAAAATTGAAACAAAAGCCGAAGTACAAAACCTCTCGGAAATTTGTTGCAAAGGTTAAGAAGGCTTTAGAGCCTACGCACCCAAAAGGTACGTATACTACTAGGCTAATGGGCTATTTGTTACGTCCTACTCTTATTAATAAGCAAGTCGCCGCTTCTGCTCTGTACATTGGTGACAATGTTACTACTATCGCGACTGCTGCTGCTGCTACTATCACTAACACTTTTGAATTCTTTGGTCCTAAAAGAGTTCTAGATGCTGTGTCCGTTTCCTTTAATAACAAAACTGCTAGTGCTAACTTCGTTACTGCAACTGGTAACTTTGGTAATGCTCAATTGAAGGTTAATGTTCTACATCAATCTGCTACTGTTGTTCTTCGTAATAACACTCAAATCAATAAGTCTATTGA